CTCGATAGTTCGCCTGTGTCTGCGTGTACGTCTTTCGATGGAATTAGAGGTACGCCGTTGTAGGTTGCTACTACGAATCCGGCTTCCATTCCTGGAACACCCTTTACTCCGTTCACGCCTGGAACGACTCTCTTCATCTCGGTGAACCTCTGTTGAGGTTGTAGGAGCTGCTGAACCTTCTCTAGGGTATCGTAGCCGGTTAGTATGACCTTTGGCTGTCCACCCTTCTCCCATACGCTTCTGAACATTCCGTCAATGACGTTCAGACTGAGAGCGCGAGAAGCACCTGCTGCACCTGCATCCACGTTAGCATCGTACCACTGTGCAACTGATCCTGTGCTTCTGGTGATGTTGTATTGGTTGTGGTCTGCAATCGTGTCCACGAAGTCGGTTGCGGTTTCCACGAAGGCCGAGGACAAGCACCTGTCAAGGGACTCGAAGTCGTTTCCTGCTGCGGTGTCCGTATCCTCAAGGAGCATGACGTTGATGTGCTCGGCGTGATGCTTTGCCATCTCCATCTTCATTACTGCCCTTGCATCTCCAAGACCGTCATCCTTGTCGGCCAGGAACATTGCAGTCTCGCTTAGGTCGAAGGTGTGAGCCACAGTCTTGGGCTTTGTGCTGACCTCTGCGAAGGTTGGCTTGCTGCTCTCGGGTAGAGTACCGTTCTCAGGTAGTCCACCGCCCTTGTTGAAGGAGGGCTTGTCAGTGACGACCCTCCATCCACTCTTCTCCCAGGGCTTCTTGGGCAGTATGCTGAAGGCGTTGAACTCCTGGTTGAGCTGTGACCAAACCTTTCGGCCAAATATTGCCTGGTAGGTTCCTGTCGTACTGCTAACCAGAGGTGAGTCTGCCTTGAGCAAGTCTGTTCCAGAGTAGGCCCATGCGTTTGCACCTGCGCCCGCACCGTAGTATAGCCTCTCCATGTCTTCTATTGTTCGTATGTATCCAACTGATCCACTCATTTTTTCACTTCCTTTATCTCCTAGTCACCCTAGACGATTACTCGCCTACCAATGCCCTCCTTGCTAGATCCTCTGTCGCTCTCCAAGAGTCGAGGTCGTTCCCCATTGCGGCGAACTCCTCGTTGGTTGGGACTCGAATGTCAGTTGTTGGTTCGGCGGACTTCTGGAGGTCTGCGCTTCCGGCTGCGGATAGGTTTGCTATCTCGTCTTTTAGAGATGCAATCTGTGTACCGAAGTCGTTTGCCTTCTGAACCTCTAGTGCGCGAGCAGTCTCGGCCTCGTAGCGAGCCTCCCAATCCTGCTTCACAATAGCCTTCAATGCCTCCTCATCTCTGAGTGCAGCGTATGCGGAGTAGCCCCTCTCTAGTCCTTCGGGTGTGACCTCGCCGGACTTGATGACGTTCTTGTTTCCGCTTGGTGCGCTGTATGCCATGTTAGCAACGCCTGGTTGCTTGATGACGTACTGATTGCCACCAGGAGAAGGTAGTGCTGGCTTTGCAGTCTCGGATGCGTCTTCGCCGCTTCCAATCTCATCGCCCTGCCCTCTGTGAGAGTAGCCACCCTGTCCATCCACTCCGACCATGTATGCCTTCTCTAGGCCGAAGTGAGTCCTGAGTCCATCAAGATCCACTCCCTGCTCGTGTGCGAACTTCTCAAGAGTGTCGATGTATTCCAGAGCATCCTGGGTTGCCTTTCCGACTCCATCGTCTTCGTACATACCCATTTCCTCGTTCATCTCATCGCTCGACTCCTTCATGGAACCCTTCATCTTGGGATCCATCTTCTCGTCTTTTTCTTCGCCTTTGTCAATAGCCTTCAGTATTCCATTCAGGCTATCCCTAATTTCTGTCAATGCTTCGTTGTCCGTCATTTTATTCACTTCACTTTCATCCATTTTGAGGATTGTATAACCGGCCTCGGGGTTGATGCCCTTTTTGCAAAGGGTAATTTCATGCAACTCAAGGTCAGTAATCTCACGGTGGTTGCCATGCTCTGCCGTGTGCTTGTTCACACGGAACAGGGCTTGGCCCCCTATTGAAAAGGCACGGAGTTCTCCATCTCGTACCTGCTTTTGCACTTCTCGTGCCTTCTGAATGTCGCTGCGTATCTTGCATACGACAAAGAGGCCGTGATCGTCCACCTCGGACTTCCACACACGGCCTTGTGAATCTGCGTAGGAATCAACGACTTCTCCGACTTGGATGCCGCTATGTGCAAGCTGAACATTTCTGTATGCCTTGTTGTCCATGAATTTCCCGAAGGCTTTCTTTAGAGCCGCAGCAGGTATTCTGTCGCCCTGCTTGTCCACCATGTCCACGCTTGCGTATCCGGCAACGTATAGTTCACTACCGGAGTCTTCCTTGATGATGAAATCTGCACCAAAAGCAGACCATCCAATGGAAGGTTCTAGCATCTGTGCCGTTGCCATCAAACCCTGCTACTTTTCTCAATTGTATATGAATAACAACATGACAGGGTTGTCAGCCATCACAGGGCATCATCATGACGAAGGGCTGGCAGTACCTCGTTTTCTTCCTCTTCGTGATTTTTATCTTTACCAGGGAAGCGAATGACTGCTTTCCCTTCTTGAATGGTCAATGTTGCCTCTCCGTCTTCGGTGGTGACAACCATGTTCATTGGCCTGAATGATGAGTTGGGATCTATCTCAACTCCTTCCTTCTTCGGCTTCCCGAATGTTGTGTTCTCCTCATCAGTAATCTCAGTCGGGCCTGTGGGTGCGGTGATGTCTGCTTGCATACCTGACCATGCGCCACCATCTGATGATGCTTGGTTCATACGAGGGAATGCAAACTTCTCCTGTATGTCGTCATCAATCGCCTCATTGACTGTCCACCTCTTATCCTCAATCTGCTCAAGACCGTATTCGCCGCCATACTTGTCGAGCATATTCTGAGTAAGACCATCAACAGTAGCAATCAATTCCTTTGCAGTCATGGCCTTGTTTTTGTTCATGATAGCCTTTCTCGAATATCGCATAATCCTAGTGATGCTATCATTATCATCATGCTCGCCTTCAATATTCACCTCTGGTGCTTTGTCCACAGCCTTCCTAAATACAGGGCGTTGCCTGTACGAGGGTATAGCCATGTTTTCCCTGCCGACATACAATGCGGCAACAGGACTCCAAAGAGGGAAATGAGACTTTGCTTGCTTCACCAAGTAGCTCGGGCCATCATACTCGGAAACGTATGTTCCATTCTCATCCGAATCTAGTTTTACAATCACAGGAGTGAAGATGCTAGGATACTCAAGTATGATGTTTGAATCTCTTACACTCATCTCAGGCAAGGGTGGGTGAATCGCACTCTTGCTTATGTCATCCTGGGCATACAGTATCCACTTTGGATGAACCGACTTCTCTTTCATAAATGTCGATTTGGCATCTCGAAGAAACAAATCCGTTCGGTCAAGTGATGCTATGGTCTTCATTAGTCCATCTTCATCAGTAGTGACGCATGAGTTAGGAGATGGGAAATGAACATGATCTGTTGAACCATACAATGTCCGTAGGGCATCGACCCTATCAGACAGGGGTTCCTGACTCATATCTGTGTCTTTGTGAACTAGCAAATCCACAACAGTTAGGACATTACCTTTGATGTATGCATCAAACATAGCATCTCCTTGTATGCTATCCTTGAGAGATTTCTTGACTTTGCTTGGTAAGCTCCCAGGCTCTATGCTCTTGCCTTTCTTTTCGACAAAGACCCTCTTGCCCTTTGGCTTCTTCTGAATAACCCACTCTCCGCTAAAGCCCTTGAGAGTGTCCATGTCATCCAAGTCACGCAGGACATGAGCAGGTTTGACTTTGGTTTCAAAGACACCTGTTGGTTCCCAATCAGGGTCTGCCTTCGTGATTGTATCTGTTAGATGCATACCGCCCATCATCGTAGGTTGGAGTGCATTGATTTCCTTTGTCTTTGGAAGTATTGGCCTACTAGCATGATTCACATCAACTGCATTTAGATGCAACTCGTGTGGTGTTCGTTGTAGTATTGTGAATGGTTGCTCTCTCTTGTTCCATACTAATTCGCCCGTGTTCCTGTCAAACTTGTAAGTCAAGTCTGTGGGCATCTCATGACCCCATGAATCGGTTGCGGCATTATTGTATAGGGGTGCTACAACTAATTCAGAGTTTGGTGATACGGAACCGAACATACCTATCTTTGAAGACAATTGCCCCGATGAAGTGTCAGGCAGTTTGTATTCTCCGTCATGAACGCCATCTTTTCGCATCAACAGATGATTAGCCGCATGAAGAATTTGTCCTATGTTCCCTCTTGCAATCGTATTCATGTTGGGATCACCGTTGATTGGGTGTAGGACTTCAGGCCCGAATTGTTGCATTACATTACTTGCAATTTGTGAGGCTACACTAGCAAG